TTTTGGTTCTATAACTTCTTCTTCTTTTACTTCTATAACTTCTTCTTCTTTTGGTTCTACAACTTCTTCTTTCTCATTGGTATCTATATCTTCTGGAATAGATTCTAAAATAATAGGTTCTTCTGATAGTTTTAAAAATGTATTTTCTTTAATATTATCCTTACTGGTTTCTTCTATATCTAGTTCTGTTTCCTCAGTCATATACGAGTACATGTTTTTAGTTAAATAAGATGCCATAGATGCTCCAACAAAATACGGGATATAAAAAGCCATATATAATTTTAAAACATTTTTTGTTTAATATTTATTTTTTATAAAAATAATAAAATTCACAAATAGTTTTTGTATTGTCTCTATATTTAGTTTAAAAAAAAATAAATAGATTTATTTTCCTAAAATTGTAATCCAAATATTAAATAGATAAATTAAAAAATATTAAAAGTGTATCTAGATTAATTAGATATGAACCCACAAAATAATATAACTATACCAGAATATGTAGGAGATTATATAGAAGTTCTTGCTGATCATCAAAAAGATATTCGTAATATTATTATTCGAAATTTTATTGATGTTTATAATGATAATGAATTAAATCGAGCAATAAATACATATGTTAGTCTATGTTTTATAAATGAAATAGAATACTTTTGTTTAGATATTCCAGACATGAACGAATTAATATTCATGAACACAAAAAAATATTTTCTAAAGGATGTTCTGCAAGATTTAGATACTATACTTTTTCAAAATAAACCGTACTATTCAATTCTTTATGATAAAGAAAAACATTAAAAATTTTTATTGATTTATAAAAATTCAATTAAAAAAAAGTATACCAAACTTAGTTAAGAAGCATCTTAAGTAGTAGGTGAAGAGAGAGAACCTCGTAGAGACCAGCCTTACGAAGCATAGGGAAAAGTTTTGGAACACTATTATTCCATAGGGTCTGACCAAGAAGGGCAGTAACAAGAAGGGAAACAACTAGAACCACAAGACCAATAAGAACCTCCATCCACTTCTTATCTTTAACATCCTTCTCAACATTGGTGATTGCTTCAATACTATTATTAACGATATTATTCATGACTATATATATATATTAGAAAAAAATTTATTTATATGTATAACTCCAATTAAACAAACTGGATACTGAAGATTTATCTGCCTGTGTTTCTGACAAATTATTATTAGAAATATTTTCAATACTATCATCTGAACCAGAATCACTCGAATCTGATTCACTATCACTCGAATCTGATTCACTATCACTCGAATCTGACTCGCTTTCACTATCACTAGTATCATATTCAGCTGCCAACAGATCTAGAGTATCCTTGATATGATTATAATCTGCAGTAATTCTAATAATTTCTTTATTAAGCCCATTATATAGTAGAACAAAAAACATATTATTCACTGTAAACATAAAAAATAGATACATATACAAAACCATACTCAATGATTCATATTGGGAAGACTCCATTTTTATATATCTATATTGAATAAACTTTAAATATATAATTTATTAGTAATTTATTTTAATAACTAAATAGATTTAGATATCCTTCCTTAGATGCTTTTAGAACCTGTCTAATACTATCAAAATAGGGTTCATCCAAGGCCTTCCTCATAGTTTGTTCTGGTGTAATAGATTTACCACTTACTGTCACTACTTTACCATCAATAACAACCTCTTCTGTAGTTTCTTCCAACTGTTCTCCGTATAGAACATATTTGATATTACTAACACCCGCACCACTAAGAAGTTGGACGTTTGGGAATGTACTATTAACCTGAACACTATTCTTGTTATCTGCAAGATTCCAGTAAACAATTTGGGGAGCACCTCTATATCCAGCATCAAGCCATAGTTTCACAACATATTGATGGGTTGTCATTTTAGAATTACTATTTATGGAAGTACGAATTTGATTATCAAAATGTCCATCTGAAAAGATAACCAGAATTGGAATATCCTCATACTTAATATTTTTGCGCCTACAGAGGTCAATCAGACAGGTATGAACTCCAACATAGTTTGTAGAATATCCAACGCGGGTCTTAAGAGCTTTAATCCTATCATACATATCCATTCTCTTATTGTTTTTCCTTAGTTCTATAATTTCTGGAACATCTGTAAAAGACATAGCCAGATCTTTATAATTATCATTCGCAATTTCAGAAATAAATGCGGTCAAAGCAACAGCGATATCCATAGGACGATTCGGTGTTTTACCATACATTTCCATAGAACCAGACACATCTGCACAACATAGAATATTACCTTGTGAAATAGATTTACAACCAGTTGTATCTACCGAATTATAAATCCTTTTCTTTGTATATTCAATAAGTGAATCCCACTGTTTATTAGCAACCAGTTTCTCATGAGTTGAAACATGGTCATTTAGACCATTCCCAATAATCTGGTGTGGAAACAACTGTGAACAGTTTACACCTTTTGTAGTTGTAATATATTCAATAAAATTATGCCTACATCCTACACGGTCTGTATCAGATGGAAACCGGTCTCCAGTATAACTATGTTTTTCTGCTGATGTTGGGTCTGCTTTGAGTTTCTCATTTAGTAGAGCCTTCGTTTTTTGTTTCAAACAAACCGATGGAATATTTTTAAACTTGATTTCAGACCACTTATTTGAACAGAATTTGTTTTCTGGAACATTAAGAATTACATTAAGTTTTACATTATCTTTCCTCCAGGACTTTTTAGCTCCAAATGGAATAGTTTTGTGGATTGAGAATGGTTTAAATACACCATTTACATTGGTCTTAAGAGTAGCACGAATCATATAATCTACCAAACTACACCGATTATATACACTATCCTTAAGATACCAGTAACATTTCTTATCGAATGAAGAGTTTTCCCTAACACAATACTTCCCAACAAAGGAAATACTAAGATTAATATCTGGATTACTATTCAATAGTGTACTAAATTGAACTTCATTCATGCTATGGATTCCATTACCAAATGTTTTGTAAACAGAATCAAGGTCTTCACCACGCTGTTGAATAATAGCATTCCGGAATGCAGAAATAAGAGGATTATATTTAGTGTATTTTTCTTCGATAGTCATATCTAGATTATTAATCTTTTCCCACATAAGATAAATATCTTTCCAGTAACCAAACATAAACATATCCCTCTGATTAACAAGAGAAACAATAGTTTGTGGGTAAAAGTTATAAAGTTCTAGAATATATTCATAGTAAACATTTTTAAGTCCCTCGCCATCAGAAATCTGTTCCCCATCAATAAACTTACTAGTAGAACGCTTGTGGAATGCAAGAATAAATATATCATGAATAGCCATAGCCTTTTCGTGATCAGATGTAAGATAACTAATATCATTAACCATCTGTTTAACATTATCATGAACCGTTTTAGGTTCTGTATCTTTTAGAATATTTACAAAACTATCTAGAACAGCACTTCCAGATGTTTTCAATTCTAGTGCCCCGTTCTGGCCAGTTGTATATTGAGATTCAGCGCGGAATTCACTGGCAAAGGCAGACATGATTGGTGTATTATATTAACAAGTTTATATTTAAATCAATTTTTATATAAATTAAATATACGGTATAATAACTAGGTATATCTAAGAATTAATGATACTTTTAGATCTTCGGTTTCATTATTATGAACTCTATATCTTATTTTATCAAATCCAAAATTAATCATAGGTTCTGTTACAAATCCCCCGTGGTCATTTGTAACAAGTATATGCTGTGTTGGATGTGGCCAGAATTCATTACCAACTCCTGAAGTTAATCCAGCAGAACCCTGTTTAATTTCGAATTCTATTTTTATATCTGGTCCAAAATATACTGGCAAGGAACTAGATAATGTCCTTGTATGTCCAAATATTTGTATAGTAGACATATATGAAACATCCTTATCATAATATCTATCAACTGTATTTGCTGTAACAGTTAGATTATTATATATAGTTTGTGCTTTACTATTTTCCCATAATTTTGTTTTTTTAGGTATACGTTCTAATAATAATGCTGAAGACATTGTAATTATAATATTATAAAATAAAAAAACTAGGTGTATCTAAGAATTAATGATATTTTTAAATCTTCGGTTTCATTATTATGTGCTCTAAATCTAATCTTATCAAATCCAAAATTAATAATAGGTTCTGTTACAAATCCGCCTCGTTCATCTGTAACAAGTATATGCTGGGTTGGATGTGGCCAGAATTCATCAGTCTCACCAGAACTTAATCCAGCTGCACCCTGTTTAATTTCGAATTCTATTTTTATGTTTGGTCCAAAATATAAAGGTAACTGAACTTGACTATCTACTGATCTGGTATGTCCAAATATTTGTATAGTAGACATATGAGAAACATCCTTGGATGTCCAAGAATCAACTAAATTTGATGTATTTGTTGGATTTGCTGTAATAGTTCTATTATTATATATAGTAAATGAATTACTATTTTGCCATAACTTAGTTTGTTTAGGGATACGTTCTAATAATAATGATGTAGACATTATAGTTATAATATTATAAAATAAAATAAGTAGATAATTAAACATATCTAAAAAATAAATCAATTCTACAATCTGTAGAACTTGTATTATAAAGTCTAAATCTTAATTTGTTAAACCCATAATTAAATATTGGTGGTATTACAAATGCTCCATATTCATCTGTTATAATTACATGACTAGATGGATGCGGCCACCATGTACTACCATTTTGATTTATTTCTAATTGTAATACTACATTATTGCTAATAAATACAGGATCATCTGAACCAGAACTGGATGACATTGTTTTACCAAAAAATACAATCATCGACATATTTTTTGAATCTATTACATTACTATCCATATCACGTAAATAATGTATTGTAGTTGTCACTGGATAAACTGGAACAGGAGCTGGTGTAAAAACTTCTCGTGCTACTAATATCTCCCAACCTTCATCAATAACACTACCATCAGCATGAAAATAAAATCGTGCATATCTAGCATTTATTTGATACCAAGTCACGCCATCTACCCATAAAGTATTATGTCCAAACTTATTATTTTGTGTAATGCTTGTATCACCAAATATAAATCCACCG